AATTCAGGCCCTAGAACTAGGAAAAGAAGTGCGTTCGTGCTTCTTTTTTGGTATAAAAGTAAAAACCCTTGTGTATCAAGGGTTTCCGTGTGCTGACTACGTTTTTGACTACGCTTCAAGGAATTTTAATAAGCGATCTGCAACATCTGACCGCTGTTTATCATTTAAGTGTGTGTACATATCGAGTGTCGTTTGGATATTTGAGTGGCCCAATCTGTCCGATATGGTTTTAGGCTCTATACCAGCTTCAAAAAGTAAACTTGCGTGTGTATGTCTCAGACTATGCACACTAAATTGTTTTAACTTATGTTTGCCAAGAAAGTATCTCAGTTCGTCTCTGAAATGCGCAAAGTCGAAGTAACCACCCTTTGTATTCGTAATGACGATATTTTTGGACTTAACACCTAATTTAAAAAATAGTTTCTTCTGCTCTAGCTTCCAGTCTTTCAATACCTGTACCGTGGTATCGTCTAACGAGATCGTCCGTGCGCTCCGTTTAGTTTTAGGTGACTGAGTGGATAACTTACCATTAATCGTGACAAGTGTCTTGCTGACTGATATGGTCTTGTTTTTAAAATCAATATCAGACCATTCTAGCCCCAGCAATTCCCCTCGCCTCAATCCAGTATATGCCAGTGTGTGCCATGCAGTATACAGGACAGGTCTGGCATCTTTCTTCGCCAGTGTGAGAAATTTGTTTAATTCTTTTTTAGTGAGTGCTATCTTTTCTTTTCGTGGTTTCTGCTGCTTAGGTCGTATGATCCTATCGACTGGATTGGTCTGGACAATATCCAGATGCACAGCATACTTAAATACACGATTGATGATTGACAGATAATTTAAGTAGGTCACATACTTTTTGCTTAACTCAATGACAATCTTTTGCATCTTGGCCACGGACACGCTCTCTATTCGGATATCTTTAAAATGATGCTCTATGATGGCATTGAGATAATTCTTTGTGTTTTGGTATGTCGTAGGCTTCACGGTCGTTTCATAGCTTTCCAGCCATAGATCAGATACCTCTTTAAACGTAGGCTTACTGGAATGATCTGTAAATCCATTCTCCTCAATCGAGAGCAGTAGCTCTCGTTCTGCTTTCTTGGCTTCTTTCTGCGTTTTAAACCCTCTACGGGTCGTGCGTTTTTGCTTGCCAGTAAATGGATCAACACCAAGATACGCTTGGAGCATATAACGTGTTTCTCCATCTTTGGTTAAATATTTTTTGATCATGACATAATACCGTAGATATGATATACTTACAATATCTTTCCTATCTACCGTCCCATTTTTCGGGGCGGTTTTTTATTTTACATCAAACTAAAAATAAAATGCAATAGTGGAATCAGTAGCAAGATAATCATGATTAGACAGCCCAGACTACTAAGAGATTGTCCACACCCTTGCAGAGCAGTACCACAACCGTCAAGAGCATTTCCCACTTGCGTGGCTTTGCTATTCTCTACTTGGCTTTCGTAATCGTAAAAGATTTGCTTCACTTCATCTGGATCAAATCTAAAACCACATTTTGGGCATCGCTGAGTGTGGAACGTTAAGATGATGTCATTCTTGCAGTGTTCACATTTTAATTTTAGTCTTGCTTGTTCTAAGTCCATAATAAGCTCCTAACTAATTAGTGATATGTAAGGGTAAAAAAATATGTCAAAACGGAAGTCCTTCGTTTTCCTTTTTTTCAATGTCCCAATTTTTCAATAAACCTTGGAAAAAATAAGATGACTTACCACCACAATCGGGACAGTATCGAGAATTTCCTGCCAACGATTTGCCACAACCATTTGCCAATTGGTCCTGTATAGGGATCGAATGTCCCCAAACATCATAATTATCTCCGCAATCTCCCAAGCAGATATTCCTTACATAAACACCACAGACATTACAAAATATGCAACCATTCAATTCCTCATTCCCGCATCGGGGGCAGTAATTTGGATAGCCATTTTCATCTAAGGGATATTTATAATAGCGCATACGTTCCTCTTCTCTTTCTCTATTATCTAAGTAAGCGTCTAAGGTGCTAGATCCTTTATGTTGTTCTGTAGAGCAAATGTGACAATAGTTAGAATTTCTATTGATTTTGCTGTAACAATTTTGGCAAATTCTTGTTGATTGAGAGGTATTGATGTATTTTGCAAAACGGCTCTCAACGTTATGCCCATCCTTAACAAGACCGAAACTACTCATCGATTTTAAATTATCAATGACATAATTTGCTACAGAATATGAAACTTGAAATACAATACGAATAAAACGAGCATCCATCTGATGAAAAAATAGACTATAGTTTCCCAGCACAGGAAAGGGGACGAGTAAATGCTTTGCGAAAAAATTCGCTTCTTTTTCAAAAGTGTTATACTCGTCCTCTGTTAGATTGTATCGAGACAATATGGTTTTTTCTGTCTTCTCATTGTGTTTTAGTACATAATGTCCTAACTCATGAGCAATAGTAAATCTAATTCTTTCTTTATTTGTTACTGTATCGTTGTAAAGTAGTATATAAGTATCTGTTGTCGTCTGATACCACAAAGCGCCGTCTTCGCTTTGCAAGAGTTCACAAACCTCTTTTAATTTAAGTTTCCTATCACGAGCGAACCTTGTGTATTTCATCAAATGGAGATTATCAATTTTGTTTATAATATCTAAAAGATTAATTGGCAGACGACCATTGCTATATTTGTCTAAAAAATCATAGGCTGATTCTTTGACTTCTTTGTAATCTATATTGTTAGAAATTGTGATCGTCTTCGTCACCTCCACCTAACACATCTTGAAATGTCAGTTGCATTAACTGGATCAATCTCTCTTGATCTTCAACACTTAAAGATTTAGCCTTGCGCTGAATTGCTCTAAATTGAGGAGTTTCAGTTTCATCTTCTGATGGTTTAGATAAATCTTTTGTCATTAGTTCGGATAGTGAAATATTAAAGATTTTGGCAATATCGTTTAATACCCCAGCTTTTGGAGTATACTTCCCTTTTTCCCATTCACTAACAGAAGAGGAACTTTTTCTACCTAATCTGTTAGCTAGGTCAATCTGCTCCATTTTATATTTTTGGCGCAAAAGTTTAAGATTGGAAGCAAAATAGTTTTGTTTTTGTTCCATGATGTGAAATCCCCTTCGTATTTTCTTTACTATATAATATCACTTTTTCCGAACACGCACAAATAAAAAGAAAGAAACATTTCGAAAAAAATGAAACGAAAGACTTGACTTCGGGAAAACCGAAGTGTATAATGGAATCAAGATTAAGAAAGGAGCTATAAAATGGCAAACACACTAAAAACCTTGCGCCGATTCCGAGGAATGACGCAAGAAGAGTTGGCAAAAGCGACAGGCATTACATCACGAACTATCATGAGTTACGAGAATGATGTAGAAAAACTCCGAAAAGCAAGCTATAACAAAATTGATAAATTAGCAAATGCTTTAAGCGTTTCTGTCGATGATATTTTTTTGGACGACGTTTCGGAATTTCTGAAATTGCCATCCCAATAATTAGAAACGGAGAAAGTTAATGAACGAACTTATAAAGGTTACATTAAATGATGAACACGATCCTGTAGTTTCAGGTAGGCAACTACACGAAGCACTGGGAGTTAAAACGCCCTACTCAATGTGGTTCGACAGAATGGTCGAGTATGGTTTTACTGAAAATCAAGATTTTTTGCTTAACAATTTTGTGAAGCAAACAGGTCGAGGTGGTCACAACAAAGTTGACCACATCATTAAGCTAGACATGGCAAAAGAAATTGCAATGATCCAACGGACAGATCGAGGTAAAGAAGTACGGCAGTATTTTATTCAAGTCGAGAAGGATTTCAATAGCCCGGAAAAAATCATGGCGCGTGCATTGCTTCTAGCTGACAAGAAGATTCAAAAACTTGAAACGCAGATTGAAGCAGACAAGCCCAAAGTCCTATTTGCTGACGCGGTGAGCGCAAGCCACTCTTCTATTTTGGTCGGGGAATTAGCGAAGTTAATCAGCCAAAATGGATATAAAATCGGAGCTAATCGCTTGTTTGCATGGCTACGCGAGAATGGTTATCTAATCAAACGCAAAGGATCAGATTGGAATATGCCAACACAACGTAGTATGGAAATGGGATTGTTTGAGATTAAGGAAACAAATATCCAGCATCCAGATGGCCATGTAACAATTACAAAAACAAGTAAAGTTACTGGAAAAGGCCAGCAATACTTTATTAATAAATTTTTGAGTGACTATGTGGCATAAAAACAAAAAAGCGCCCCACAAGGTGGAACGCTTCGCAAATTTAACTACTTTGATTATACCACAGAAAGAAGAGGTGGGCAATGATTGAAGAATTAATCAAAGAACAGATCAGAGAAATCTATCTTGAAGCGAAAGAGCAAGCCAAAAAGGAATTGCTACCAATCAGTCAAGCAGAACTACAGGAAATGTTTGGTTTTAGTAATGAATACTTAAAGCGTTTAAAACGCAAGGGTTTGAAGTATCGCAAGCAAGGGAAGTACATCATGTACGACTTAAACGATGTACATGAGATTTTAGAATTAGAAAAGGAAATACAAAATGTATAACGACATTGCTATGGCGCTTGGTGAACAACGTGTATTCGACTACTTAGCAGAGGCACGCAAGCATTCATACTCTGACAATGATTGGGGTATGCGGGAGGTATAAATGGCAGAAAGAAGAATGTTATCTAAAAAGATTTTTCAAAGTCGAAAATTTTTAATGATGCCGTTCGAAGCACAAGCTCTTTATACACACTTGATTCTGTCAAGTGATGATGATGGAGTGGTTGAGGCTTTTCCAATCGTCCGAATGATCGGAGCCAAGGAAGACTCGCTGGGGTTGCTGGTTGTAAAAAAATTCATCTTACCCCTAAATGACGACATGGTCTATTTTATAACAGACTTTGAAGAACAAAACAAAATCAGAGCAGACCGAGTACAACCCTCACGCTACCGCAACCTATTACTAGAAAAAACAGACTTGGTGGTTGAAGGGAAACGGGTTACAGGTCAGAAAAAATACATTGACGGGCAAGTGACGGGCAAGTGTCAGACAGATGACGGGCAAGTGACGGGCAAGTGTCAGCATAGTATAGGTAAGGATAGGATAGTAGAGGATAGTATAGGTGAGTATAGTCAAGTAGAGTCAAGGTCAGTAGATAATGACGATGACGCTGGTCAAAAATCTTTCTCTAAGATTATCAAAGACAGCAACATCAAAATTAACGAGCGTCACACTCAAATGTTAATGGACTATATAGCATTAGATCACTTTACAATCCCTATGATCCAGTACGCTGTAGAGAAGACAGAAGATGCAGGTTCAACCAGTTTTAATTATCTAAAAGCAATTTTAGAAAACTGGAAGAAAGAAGGCTTTACTTCTTTGGAACAAGTCGAGGATCATGACCGCAAGAGGCAGGCAAAACAAACAAAAAAAGAGGCCAGTCCCTATCCTATCAAGAACCCGGTATTCAGCCCTTACACGGACTTACTACCTTGGGAAGAAGACGAGGAGGGATAGCCTATGGATCTACCGCTTGTCTATCACATCAACGAACAAGAGACTTGTGAAATACATCAATGCTTCAAATGGTCGTTAAACGATGATGTACCTTTGCAGGACGAACGGAACAGAACCTTTTGCCCAGAGTGCCAACGCGAAAAAATGGCGCGTGAGGAAGAGCAGAAGATAGGACAAGCTCACACGGCTACTATCTTGCGCAAGACTTACGGTGTGCTGGATAAGAACAGCATCGTACCAAGCGGACTAAAAGAAGCGAACTTTAAAAACTTTATGGTAACAAATCAAATTGACCGTGAAGCTAAAAACTACGCTCTACGCTTGGTGTCACACTACTTGCACGGCGGCAAAGGTAACGCTCTGATAATGGGCAAGGCTGGACGCGGTAAGTCGCATCTAGCAATGGCAGTAGCAAGTAAGCTAAATGCTGACTGGAAAGCTAATAAGCTACCAAAGAGCATCTTATTCGTTAACTTGCCAGCCTTGTTTATCAAAATTCAAAATTCATTCAACCGTAGAGAGGGAATGACCAGTAACGAATGGCTGGAGCTACTAAAAAAGGTTGACTATCTTTTCCTGGACGATCTCGGACGATCTGATAACGCTCAATGGAAGCAAGACTTTCTGTACAGCTTATTAGACGAGCGAGAAGCGACAATCATCACTACTAACTTAGTAGGGTCAGAGATGAAAGCACTTTTTGAAACTGGTCTAGTAAGTCGCATAACCAAAGGTGGGCGGGACCTTTACTTTAAGTACCCGGACAACGCAGAAGACAGGAGGAAATTGCCGTTTTGATTGACAAAATGATTGAGGGCTTTGAAGCTACTTGCTACGAGCTTTCAGACGAAATTAAAGCAAAGCTACTAGCAAGCGATCCAGATAGTGCTAGAGGTAAGATCATGGACCTGTACGCTTGTAGACTAGCTAGCAGAGCATAAAAAAGACCCTTGGAGAAGGGAACTCCAAGCGGTCCAGAGATAAAACTTTCTAAGGAAATTATAACATGGAGAAATTAAAAAAGCAATGGCGACCGCACATTATTAACATCATGTCAGACGGTAGCCAGGTAGATGATCTAACAGGATACACAATCCCAAAAGATAGCGGATATTATAACGCGATCAGACGAATCAACAAGGAGCAACACAATGTATAACGACATTTTAGCAGGCTTAACAATCGCAGGAACATTCTTCACGGCGGGATACATCGGAGCCGTTTGGGACTTTAAAAAGGCCCAACGGAAGAAGTTAACCGAACAGAAAATCAAAGCTGTCACAGACGCGCTAGATGAGGGAGTGCTGGAAGTTAAGCTAGAGGGTGTGAATGAATATCTGACGAAATTGGCAGAAGCACGGAAGCACTCATATTCGGATAATAGTTGGCAATAAAAAGGAGGTAAGCTATGAACGAACGCTTACAGCTAATACTGGCCTGTATTCGTGTAGGACGGGCGAATGTACTGACCACGCGCGACATTGCCAAAATGACAAACTTATCGGTGCGAAAGGTGCGAGGAGGCATCGCAGAACTACGGCTTAATTACTCGGTGCCTATCGTGGCCAGCCGATCACTTCCTCGCGGGTATTATTTCGCAGAAAATGACGATGAGTACACAGCGTGGGTCTTGCAGTACAAAAAGCAGATCAAGACGGAGCAGAAGCTACTGAACAGCTTGAAATCTACGAGCTGGGACAGTTACAAGAAATTGAAGGAGCAATAATGGAATTAGAATTTATTTGGCGTTTGGCGCATCAGCTTGATAAAGATACGTTCTTTGAAGTATATGGCTTGCTGGACAATACTATCGAAGTTGGAACGCAGGAAAATCTTTTAGATTTGCTAGAAAAGAAACGTACATCCAACCTTATGTCTATGGATGAGTTTGCAAGAAAATTTGGAATTGCAAAGCAGGCCTATAATAATTGGAAAGATAAAGGGAATATCCCAGGAAGGCACATTAGAAAGGCCGCTGAAATTTTAGGGATTGATAATAAAAAAGCTACCGAACTAAACTACCGAAAAGAGTACAAAGGTAGCAATACAAACTCTATCAAACTTCTCGAAAAGCGACGGATTGAATTAGGACTTGGAAAAAAAGCCTTTTCGGAGTTAATTGGTTGTGACCCTATCACTTATCGCAATTGGAGAAAAGCTGGACGCTTACCAGACAATCGATTAAAAGATATTAGCGAAGTTACAAAAATCAACTTTGATTTATTGGTGGAATCAAACTTTGCAGATCGTTGAGAGAGGAGATAAAACAATGACAAATAACCAAGTGGCTGTTAAAACAACAGGGGACTTTCTAACCAACCCGCAATTATTGAATGCAAAGATAGTGAAGCAGTATCTTGATCCATCTGGCAAAGCCAGCGATGAAGAACTAGCTTACTTTATCGCAACTTGTAAGGAGCGAAACCTTAACCCATTTACTAAAGAGGTTTACTTTATCAAGTACGGCACGAACCCAGCACAAGTAGTTGTTTCAAAAGATGCCTTTATGAAGCGAGCAGAACAGAACCCTAACTTTGACGGGTTTGAAGCAGGTATCGTGGTAGAAACACCAGAAGGCGAGATCAAGCAGATCACAGGTACAATCCACAGCAAACATGATGAGCTTTTAGGGGGCTGGGCTAAGGTTTACCGCAAAGATCGGAGATATCCTATCGAAGTAGATGCAGACTTTAAAGCCTACAACACAGGAAAATCTATGTGGGCTAAAATGCCAGAGCTGATGATCCGTAAGGTGGCCCTTGTATCTGCAATGCGTGAAGCCTTTAGCGAAAATGTGGGAGGCTTGTACACAGCGGACGAAATGGAACAAGCACAACCTATTGATGTGACACCTAAAGAAACCCGTGAGGAAGTCATGAAGCGTAAACAAGCGCAGATTGAGCAGATGAAGCAGGAGCAACCAAAGAAAGAGGTTGAGCCAATCGCAAGCACGGAGTACCAAGCGGAAGAACTGCCTTTTGTAGCAGAAGAACTACCAGAAGACATTGACCTGCCATTTACTTAAAAAGGAGACGCATAAGCATGAAAGAAGCAGAAACAATTGATCAGCTTGATAATATCCAGATTAACTTTGAGCCTGCCAAGGTCGCATTTAGCGACTTTGGAGCGTTCGAAGCTGGGATTGATCAAGCTATTGCAAAATACGGAACGTTTGATCTCGAAGTTAACACGATTGAAGAAGTCAAACAAGCACGGACTGACTTGAACAAATTGAGCAAGAGCCTTGAAGATCGCAGAAAAGAAATCAAGGGTAAAATAAAAGAGCCTTACACTGAATTTGAAAAGGCTTATAAAGTACCTTACGGCAAGCTGGAAAATTTGATCGATATCTTGAAACAACAGATAGATGGCTATGAGGACGCTCAGAAGGAATTGCGACAAGATACGGTGCGTAACTGGTTTAAAGAGAAAGCTATTGAAGGCAATCTAAACCCAGAAATCTTTGAGCAATATCTGGGCGGTTATACCAAAGCTGGACAATTTAAAAAAGACAGCTTCCAACTATTAAAGAAAACGGAAACAGAGTTAGAGGGTATCGTACTTGCTGAATTGCACAAACAAAATCAGAAAGATCAAGATATCTCAATCATCAGTAGCCAGTGTGCCACCCATAACATCGGGCCAGCTACTTATATCAGAGCTTACGAAAGCGGTCAGACACTCGCAGAAGTGCTAGACAGTATTACCAAGGATATCGAGAGCGCCAAGTTGGCTAAAGAGCAAAAAGAGGCACGAGAGCGGGCAGAAGCAGAGCGCAAGGAAGAAATTGAGCGTATTGCCAAGGGACAAGCAGAAGCGAGCATTAAAGCCTATGATGCAGAAACTGGTGAGGTTATCGAGGACAAACCTAAACCAGAGCCAGCAAGCGACAGGTATGTAACCGCTATCAAATTCTGGTTTGACTTGAAGCAAGCCAAAGAATTCAAAGAGTGGTTAGATACGCATGATGTCGAATTTGAAACAGTGGAAGGAATGAAAAAGGTATGACATTCAAAACAAGTGATCTACTTAATTATAGACAGCTTTGGTGGCTTGATAAATTTCTAATTGGCCATAAAGGATATATCGCTGGCGGATGCTTCAAAAATATCTTCAATAATGAACGTGTTAAAGATTTAGATATTTTCTTCGAGAGCGAGCAGGATTTTTTGGAAGCCAAGAAATATTTTAAGCAACAGATGAAAGAGAAACCTCAAGACTGGAGATTTTCTTACGAAAATAAAAATTGTTGGTCGATTTATTCATTTAAAGAAAAAGTCCGTCTTGAACTTATTAGAAACACATACGGTAAACCAAGAGAAGTTATTTCAAATTTTGACTTCACAATAACAAAGTTTGCTTATTACAAAAATTACGACAACTTGGACGAAGATGATTATATGGCTGTTTTTGAAGTCATATTTCATGAAAACTTCTTTGAACATTTGCATACCAAAAGGTTAGTCGTAGATGCTGGCCTGCCTTATCCAGTCAGCACTTTCAACAGAATGTTGAGGTATGCCAAATACGGCTATCAGCCATGTAGAGAAACAAAAATAAAAATTGTCACAGAGTTGGCCAAATTAGACCCTGAAAATGAAAAAGATTTTGAAGAACAACTCGGTAAAAGTTTGTATGAAGGGATGGATTAAATGTTAAATAATGTATCACTAGTCGGAAGACTTACCAAAGACGCAGAGTTACGCTATACGCCAAACAATCAAGCAGTAGCTACTTTTAGCCTAGCTGTTAACCGCAATTTCAAGAGCCAAAATGGAGAGCGTGAAGCAGATTTTATTAATTGCGTGATCTGGCGACAGCAAGCAGAAAATCTTGCAAACTGGGCCAAGAAAGGGGCCTTGATTGGGATCACGGGACGTATTCAGACACGAAGTTACGAAAACCAGCAAGGTCAGCGCGTATATGTGACCGAGGTTGTAGCGGATAGCTTCCAGCTTTTAGAAAGTCGGAAAGACCGTGAAGCTGGGCCGTCGCAAGGTTACAGCCAGCCAGACTTTTCACGGCAGGCACAAGCTAATACGAGTCCTATGGATATCTCGGATGATGATCTCCCGTTCTAAGCCTATGACATGGATTGAAGAACATTTTGCCAGAGAGTATCCAGAAATCAAGTCTATACAAGATATCTGGGATAAGGACGATTTAGGTGGATACCAGACACAGCGGTATTCGAGGGAATCGAACAAAGTTATTGTAACCAATGACTTGGTCGCTATCAGTAACGATCTTAGATCGATCGGGTTCACTCTGGCAGATTTTAAACAACAGCTAACTTTATTTTAAACAAGGATAAACAACATGAAACAACAAAAAGAATTTTACGCAATCGCACAAAATGGGACAAACAAATTTTTAGCAGGATATAAAAATCGAGAAAATGCATTGACGTTTAGCGCTGACTTTACTAGTGAGGTTCGCTGTGCGTTGATTTTTGAAAAAGGAAATGAAAAATCAGAGAAATCTGTACACAACATTGCCGAAGCGGTAGGTGGCCGTCTTGTTAAAATCAAAGCAGAATACGAGATCACCGAAGAAGATGGATCAGAATTACAAGAACCGGTTGAAAGGAACGAAGGAAGTGAACGCGATGACTTTGATCGCTTCATCAAAAAAATGTTAGGACTTCAAAATGATTAAACTAATTAAAATCAAAAAAATTTAGGAGACAAGCCGTGAATAAAAAAATCACACTAGCAACAGTCGCAACTATCGAAACAATGGTAGTATGGCACGGATTGCATTGAAACGCGAGGGATAGTATTAATGGCAAAAGTGATTGAATACCCAGTTATAGATGAATACGGAAATATAATCTATAAGCATAGGATGTTGTCTTGTTCTAAATGTGGACATTATCCATTGGAAGTCAGTATAGATTATTGTCGTAATTGTTTATCAAAACAACATTTTACCAAAAAGCAATTGGAGGAGTTTGAATGAGTAAGTACCGAGACGAAAAATGGTTTCCACTACTTGGACACGAACAAATGTATAAAATTAGTGATTACGGCAGACTAAAACAAATTCGCACAAGTGCAGGTATGCCGATCGAAATAATACAAAAAGGCATAAAGTTTAAACGCAAAGGTAGGAAAGAATTGATTGTGAACGTCATCAGTCCAAAGACTGGAAGGGTGAACAATGTATCTTTGCGATTCTTAATGGAAATGCAATTTTTTGACAGGAAATATGTAAAGCCTATAGATGACGATTACACAAACTTAAAATTATCTAATCTAGTTTCGTTGGAGACAATGCCTTAAAAACTAAATACAGGCTAGCAGATTGTGAAAGGTCTGCTGGTCATAGCTCCACAAAAATTAATAAGACGCGCTGGAGCAAGTATATCAAACTATAAATAATAAAGGAGAGTCCTTTCTTTACACGATTATACATACTAGGAAATCCGATATACGTTTCCAAATGATCAACACAAAATACACAGTCAAGTGTGGAAATGATAGTTCATGGCAGTGTTGTTGATCCACTGCGGGTTATGTCGGTCGAGGGGTGGAAGCCTCGGAAGGTTCGACTCCTTCCATGACCTTTAGGGCGGGTGCATTCGTGGACTCCTTATAGTTTTTTGTTACATTTTTTACTGCTATCGACCCGTCCCGATAGCTGGCCAGTTGTAGACTCCTTTAGATGGTGCAACCCCATCTACTGGCCATTGCTCACTATAAATTTAGAAAGGCCCTCTAATCTAGTTTTTCTGAAAAGGGGAGCAGAGCAACTCCCCTATTTTTGAAATGCGGATAGAGAACAATATGGATATTGATTTAATTAAACGATCAATCAGACTGGATCGACAGCGATTAGCAGATACGAGTAGTGATCTGCTCATACAAAAAATATAGGTAGGACGGCAGTTTTAGGCCGTACACGTTCGATTAAAGAAAGGGTTAATAAAAATATTATGGAACTAGAAAATGAATTGGTAAGACTGACCCAGAAATGGTTTACGGATCGGGATTTGAAAAACGGTGGACGCTTGGATAAGCAGTCATTGAAGCTAAGTGAAGAATTTGGTGAGTTATGCGCTGGGTATCTCAAGCAAAATAAAAAGCTAACCAAGGATAGCATCGGTGATTGTGCAGTTGTTATCGTAGGCCTTGCGATGCTGATTAAGGCTGATGTGGGCGATATCTTTGAGGAATCCAATAACATCAGACGTAAGGATGCTATGGATTGCTTTAAATTGTTAAATGCCAATATCTCAGAGTTCCAACTCTCGCAGGATTTGGCAAGCAAAGAAATGTGCAGACATAATCTAGTACGTGCGGTGGCTTATCTTAAATCTATTAGTAAGACACTTGGCTACGGCTTTGCGGATTGTTTTGAGGTGGCATATAACGAAATCAAAGACCGCAAGGGTAAATGGATTGATGGAAGTTTTGTGAAAGAGGAGGATTTGAAGCATGAATAAACAAGAATTGATTGAAGAAATAAATGAAATCGCTACTGAGACACCTTTTCCAAACGCTAAAATCGTGGATCACTCAGAAGTGATTGAACTAATTAAACGACTCGATGAACCGCAGAAAGTCACAGTACCGCAGTTTGTGGCTGACTATATAAAAGATGCAAAATACTATGAGTGGGATTTGGATGATGCCTTCGACCATATTGCTGAAGAATCGGAAGAATCAGAAATTTATGAATGGTTCTACACACTTGGAAATATTGATGTTTTTGCTCGTGCTTGGCTTGACGGCTACACAGTCGAGAAAGAGAAGCGGTATATTGTGAAGATGAAGGGGATGAACAAATCGTCTACGATCTTAAAACTGGATGAAATTACTGGCAGTTGGTATTTGGGGGAAGATGCTGAATATAGCTACACGAAAACCGCTCACACCCGCAAAGAGTTAGAAGAAGCTGGGTTTGGAGAAGTATTCAACAGTCCGTTGTTTGAAGTTGAGGAGGTAGAAGGAGAAATGTGAATGAAAGTTGAAGGGATTACTACTATAGATTCAGAAATTTCTTTTGGGGAGTGCAATATTCAAGAAGTTCCCGAAGAAATAAAAAAGCTCTTCCCCGGCCAGAATCTTATAAAAGTTACTGAAAAGGGAAAAAGCTACATACTGAACACAGACTATATTGTCTTACTTTTTGAGGTTTAGGAGGTGGAGTGATGATACAAACACTTGAAGAAGGGATGAAGAATCAAAGTAAATGCATAAAAATCCCAAGGGAAATCAGACCGTTTGATATAGGGTATCGAATAGTAAATAAACACGGTCAAGTGCTTGGACTGGTGATGAGGAAATCATCGGCAACATTTATGAAAATCCCGAATTGTTGGAGGTAACAGAATGAAACGACCAAACAGATATCCATATACTAAGAATCAGTGGGAAGAAGAAATAACACTAGTGTGTTGTGGTGATGACCACCTTAAATTAAGAACAGAGCGTAATAGAATTACAGGCGAGGTGAAGAAATGAATTACAAAGTAACAGCAAACGGTAAAGAAATAGAGTATGGTGCATTAGTTGAAAAATCACGTTTTTCAGCCGAAGAATGGTCTGCTATTTATGCTGAGATCGTTAAACAAAATCAACCAGAAGTTTTTGAACGTAAAAAGTTAGACAGTGATTACATCGATGCATTTGGTGCTCTAATTGCTCTTGAAGAACGTTATGAAGCGTTGCTTGAATTGTTGCCGCAGGATGAGTTTTCTTACGCTGGCACACATCCAAAATGGGTAGCTGATGCAGTCGCAGAAAATACCTTAAACAAGTCGGATGTGATCTGTGATGTATCTGATATGATTGAAAGATGCGGAAATATAGAAGAATTAAAAAATGAACTAATAGAGTATTTCGGAGTAGACCAATGACCCTACAAAACTTTATATATCTAGTATTCGCAACAGTCTGGATCTCTGGTCTGATATGGGCTGGTGTGATTGCTTTTAAAAACAGGAGTGAAAATGATGATTGGTGACGAAAAAATGGTAGAAGTTAATTGTAGGAAGTATGAAACTCTCACAATAGGTCTCGAAGATGACAATTGGGAATATTTAAAAAACGGTGGAGAGCTTCTATTTCCTTGTAAGGAAGTTGATCGAGTTATCGTGCTGAAACATCGGTAAGGAGGAACAATGAGTTTAGACAATGTACATATACCAATCAATGAAGATAAGGTGCTTTCGATAGCTCAAATCAATAACAGTTTAGAATTTGCTGTATTATCAAACATCGGAGCGAAAAACGGCTATGATCCATTCTTTATTACTGAGAATTATTTTATGAATCGTGTCCTACTTTTTCGGACCTACGAGAATTAAAGGATATCATTGATCGTATTCTGGAAGTGGAGGACAAGCATGACTAAACTATTTTACACGATACTCGCATCAGTATCGCTGGTATTTCTGATCGTGTGTATCAATCTTAACTCACGGATCAATGATTTAAATAATAAAGTCAGTGATCTGGAATGGACGGTACAGGAACATGAGCTGTCTATCCAGCGACTGGCAGAACAGAATAATGCGCAGGATGTTATTTTAAATAAATTAAACAGCGAGTACCAAATGCGAGAACGACAAAGGGCGGAGGAATTGAAAGATGTAGCAGATAGAAACGGAGTGGGAGGATAAAAATGATTAAAGCTAAACTATTTGAGAGTAAGAAGATAGGCAGTAAGTTTATGACCGCTGCTGAACAAGTGGAAGAATTTATTAATCACAATTCGATTGATAAGGTTATCAGCACTGTCAGAATTCAAGATGAACAATATGAGGAACATTCGTATCTCAAACAAACTTATGTCACCGAACTACTACTCATCTATCGCGAGGGTGACGAATGAACATAGCAAGTAGACTATCTGCATTAAAGTATATTGATATCAAAATCAAATCCAAACGGCAGGAGATTGAAAACCTCAAGTCTGCTATTTTAAAGGGGCAGGTATATTCTGATGAACCAAAGGGCAGTAAGCAAGGAAATGCCACGGAAGATTTAAATATTAAAATAATAGACGGGGCAGAAAAGATTCGTGCTGAGATTAACCAGCTCATGGAAGAACGCACGCGCCTTATTAATGCCATCGAGGATTTAGATGACCCATTGGAAAATATCGTGTTGAGATTAATGTACGTTAATGGCTACTCATGGCAAGAAACCAAGAGAGAATTGAATTATTCTCATGCGACAATCCAAAGAGCGAGAGCTAAAGCGATTGAGCATTTAGTTATTAAAGATGAACCAACCTTTAACAAATGATACACACGACCTGATAATATAGTATACAGAAAGAGATTCGTAAGGCAGCAGAAACGTTCGCAAGCCTAATTGTTTTGTCTCCTTATTTAGTACCAATGATCTGCAATAGCTTTGTGGATCTCTTTTGTTATTTTAAAAGGTGATAATGTATGAGACCACAAAAGCTAACGATGTCGAGAGGCAAAAGAGTATTGTCTGATTATGGATCAAGACAAGACGAATATAAGGAATACAATCGTATGAGATGGAAGTACGACAGAGAAGTCAAAGCATTTTATAATTCTAAAGTCTGGATAGAAACATCTAAGATTGTGTTATTAGAAAATAATTATGTGTGTGAATATTGTGGTGGAGAAGCTACGATGACGGATCACTACATTCCTATCAAGCGAGATTGGTCTAAAAGGTTGGATAGAAAGAACTTGAAAGCTTCTTGCAAGAGATGTAATGATAGAAGAGCAATTCTTGAACGTAATAATCTATTGTGATTGTCGATAGTGTCAACCTACCGATCCTATCGGACGGTAGTGGATGAACAAACACGGATAAAAAATAAATAATGTTCGAAATTTACCCCCGTGATTTTATGAACGGGGCTATATGGTTCGTGATTAAAAGGACGCGGCCTCTTTTGTACGAAAAATTCCGTTTTTAAAAAGTCGTTTTAGTAAAGGAGGTGTCAATATGGGACGGAAAATGAAGCTAGTAGCAACTACTAAAAGTCATTTGACGAAAGAAGAGAAGATCGCACGTAAGAAGATTGAGGACAAGGCTTCTGACGGTTTGGAAGCATTGCAGATCACACCACCAAAACATTTTGATGCGATCGCTAAAGCAGAATATAAGCGTGTGATTAATGATCTACGAAAGCTACCCCTCAGAAATTTAGATCGTGCGATTTTAGAAACCTATTGTACGTGGTATGCAGTCTATAAGGAAATCTCTCGCGGATTGCAAAAAGAGGGATACGTGTACGAGACTAGTAGTGGAAAGGTATTACCGAATAAGATGCTCTATAGTCTGGAACGTGCGACTACTAACTTGATACGGGCAGCATCACAACTTGGTTTGACCGTGGACAGTCGAATGAAGTTGTATGTGCCTAAAAAAGAAGAAAAAGAAGATACATTGTTTGATAAATTTGGAATATAACAGTCTAGAGTTTGCTTTGAAATGGTAAAAGTGCTATAATAGACTTATGGGAAAATACAGTCAAAAAGAAGTACAAGAAATTATTTCAAGCGTTAATGCAGATTATGAAGTTGCTTCCGAATATGTAAACAACGCTACACCTATAAAATTAAGACACAAGCCTTGTGGTGGTTTTATAACAAGAAACCTTGGTAATTTTAAGCGAAATCCAAAATGCCCCCATTGTGAGGGTGGCAAAAAGAATTGGAATACTAAAAAGGTTTCTGATTATATTTCTCAAGCTACAGATGGTGATTATTCATTGATTAGTGAATATGAAAGTTATAATAAGAAAATAACTTTAAGGCACAATTCTTGTGGATATGAATATGGTGTTCAATTATTTGCATTTATTCGTGGGAATAGATGTCCTAAATGTGGAGCGAAAAAAAGAGCAGAAACGCAGATGAAAACGCAGTCTGAGTTTTGTCAAGAAGTAACTAAATTAACAAATGGTTTATTTGAAGTTGTTGGAGAGTACAAAGGTGCTTTTAGAACTGTAAAAATAAAGCATTTATCTTGTGGTAAAACTTTTTCAAGAGTCGCAAAAAACTTTTTGGACAAACCATCGTGTCCTTATTGTGGTGGTTTCCGCTTATTGAGTGATGAAGAATTTAAAGAGCGTGTAAAAAATCTTGGGTGCGGAGAATATGAAGTAATTGGTAGTTATGTATCAGATAAAAACGGTAAAGTAAAACTCAAACATAATAAATGTGGTCATGAGTTTGAAATGCTGGCAAGTAATTTTACATCTGCAGGCCAACGGTGTCCGAAATGTTGTGCAGGAACAAGCAAAGGTGAATTGCTTATCAGAACTGTATTGGAGTCTTTAGGGGTTGACTTTGAGGAGCAATACAAATTTGACGATTGTTCTGATAAACAACAATTGAGATTCGATTTTGCTATTTTTAAAAATGGCAATTTGAAAGCCTTAATAGAATTTGACGGTATCCAGCACTATAGAGGTTGGAAAAAGGATAAGGAAGATCTCAAAAATATCAAAAGAAGAGATGAGATAAAAGATGATTATTGTTTAAGAAACAATTTGAAATTGGTCAGAATACCATATTTCAAAATGAAAAACATTGAAGAAATAATAAAGGAGGTGGTTTTATAGACTCGACAACTGAATATGCAAAGAAAATCGTAAATGGCGAGATCTTAGCAAGTAAATCTATTGTCGATGCTTGCAACCGCCACCTTAATGATCTAAAGTCCCAGACTAAATACGTTTGGGACTTTTATTATGCAGAAAAAGCTATAGAATTCATGGAAATGTTACCAGACCCAAAAACTGGAAAGACATTTCCACTTGCTCAATTTCAAAAATTCATTGTTGGGAGTATTTACGGTTGGAGACGGGCTGATAATAAAGATTTCAGAAGATTTAAAAAGGCAGTCGTATCCGTGGCCCGTAAAAATGGTAAATCTCTTTTGATTTCTGGCATTATCCTATACGAGTTTTTATTTGGAAAGAACCCAGCCATGTCCAGACAACTTTTTACAGGGGCAAACGATAAGGCTCAAGCGAGCATTATTTTTAATATGTGTGCTAAACAACTGGAAGCCTTGAGAAGTAGGTATCCAGAAATTAGGAAAGCTACTAAAAAAGTACGTGAAGAACTAAGAAATATAAATGACTATTCTTATGTGCGCCCTCTTTCGAGAGAAACAGGCGGTCTGGATGGTTACGAAATGTATTGTTGCGTTGTGGATGAGTATGCGGCAGCCAAAACCGATGAGTTGATGGAGTTGATCGAATCATCTCAAGGTCAGCTTGAAAGTCCACTTACTTTTATTATTTCAACCGCTGGTTTTAACTTAAACGGCCCATTCCATGCGATCGAGTGGGAATACGCTAAAAAAGTGGCAAACGGGAAAGTAGAAAATGATACATATTTTTCGTACATAGCCGAACAAGAATCAGAAGAAGAAATAAAAGATGAATCCACTTGGATCAAATCAAATCCTATTTTGGAAGTCGAGGGACTAAGAGAGCAAGTATACGACTACTTACGAAAACGTTTGACGGAGGCGACAGAAAAAGGCAATTTAAACGGTGTCTTGGTCAAAAACTTCAATATGTGGAGGCAGGCTTCCGAAGAGTCATATATGGACAACGCAAGCTGGCAACAAGCTAAACTCGATGAAAAGCCAAACACACGCAAACGCAGAGTTTGGGTTGGTGTCGATGTCGGGAAAGTTAACGACTTATTTGCTATATCCACAATGGTTCAGATGGATGATTATTGGTTTTGTGATAGCTTCTCATTCGTGGCTACTAAATACGGTTTGGTTGCGAAAGAAAAACGTGACGGTGTGTCTTATACCAATTTAGAACGTATGGGTGAATGCGAAATCACGACACTCGAGAGTGGTGTGATTGATGATGAGCGTGTTCTTGAGAAGCTGGAAGAAATGATCTATATGAACGAATGGGAATTACAAGCAATATGCTTCGACCCATACCAGTTTAGTTCATTAATCGCAATGATTGAGAAACGACATCCAGAATGGCCACTAATTGAGGTTAGACAAAATACAATGGTTTTGAATATGCCAACTCGACAACTGCGAGATGAAGTGCTAAAAGGCACAATCAAGCATGCTGGGAATCAACTGCTCACGATGGCTATCAATAATGCGCGTGTCAAGGTTGATAATAACGGTATGCGTATTGATAAGGATAAGAATAGCAATAAAATCGACCCATTGGACGCTCTTTTAGATGCTTATGCAGTATGTTACCTCGAGCCGTTTGACGGGTCTGGTTATTGGACTAATGAGAAAATTTTGGGAGGAGGTAGCCTGTTTTGATCTTACTTAAATATATACACACAATCCTATTGCTAATCGGCATAGGATTTTTAATTTACGGTCTTTTCTTGGTGGATTCAATAGTTGGATTTATCTCAACTGGATTGATCTTGATTATTTTGGCGATCGATATAGATCGAGGAGGTGCGCAATGAAGAAACGAATCAAGAAGAAATACGAGCTACTAGAGCGTATTGAGTATTTAGAGAATGATCTTTTTAAATTTACTCAAGATACAGTAGATGTCATTGAAGTTTTAGCAGATCGAATCAAGCGACTTGAACGCAAGCATAAGAAACATTGATTTCAATGGATAGAAAGGAGGTGAGATTATATGAGTTTCTTTCAACCATTGGGATCAACCAACCCCTCTTATGATGATTACATTTCTTCCGTATTATCTGGCAACTACTCCCCAGAGTACACGGGAATATCTGCGTTAAAGAATAGCGATATCTTAACCGCAGTTACTATCATCGCTGGAGATATCGCACGATTCCCATTATTGAAGAAAGATTTCACTGGGAATATCGAGCAAGATGCAGATTTGAACTATCTCTTAAACGTTAAATCGACTGGTAACGTGTCGGCACGAACATGGAAGTTCGCAATGACCGTTAACGCGATTTTAACTGGTAATTCATTCTCGCGGATTCTACGTGATCCTAAAACTGACAAGGCATTGCAGTTTCAATTCTACAGGCCCTCAGAAACGACCGTAGAAGAGACGAACGACCACAGACTAATATATACCTTCCGTGACCGTTTGACGGGTAAGGAGATTGAATGTAAAGCAGAAGATGTCATTCATTGGAAGTTCTTTAGTCATGACACCATTTTAGGGCGGTCTCCACTACTATCACTTGGTAGCGAGATCAGCTTACAAGATGGTGGACTGAATACCTTGATTAAATTCTTCCGTGATGGTTTCTCAAGCGGGATTATCAAGCTAAAAGGTGCGCAATTAAACGGTGAAGCCCGCAAAAAGGCCCGTATGGACTTTGAAAAGATGCGTGAGGGTTCGACTGGTGGCAGTCCTTTAGTGTTTGACGATACACAAGAGTACACACCACTAGAAATTGATACGAATGTCTTGCAACTAATCACATCCAATAACTTTACGACCGCACAGATCGCGAAAGCCTTGCGAGTACCAAGCTATAAATTGGGTGTGAATAGCCCTAACCAGTCCGTGGATCAGTTAGCGAAAGACTACGTTACGAATGATTTGCCATTCTATTTTGACGCTATTTCAAGCGAACTTGCCCTAAAAGTGTTGGATGATGAAGAACGCAAGAAATACAAGATCGACTTTGACACTCGAAGCGTGACAGGTCGGAACGTGGACGAAATCACGAAGTTGATTATTAACCAAGTCATCACTCCTAACGAAGGGCGCGTGGAACTTGGTAAAGAGCGTTCGTCTGATCCAAACATGGATCGTTATCAATCCAGTCTGAACTATGTATTTCTCGATAAGAAAGAGGAATATCAAGCAATGAAAGGGGGTGAGAATGAAGATGGCAAAGAGAATCAAGATGAAAGGACCACTAATTCCGAATAATAGCCAAGAAGCCTACGACTACTTTGGTTTGGAAGCGGTAAGCGCTAAATCTATCACAGATGCCTTTCCAGAAGACAATGGCGACATCGTTTTGGAAGTTAATTCAAACGGTGGACTTGTCACGGTTGGTAGTGAAATCTATACAGCTTTAAAAAGCTATCCTGGAAATGTGACTGTAGAAGTGACTGGAATGGCTGCGAGTGCTGCAAGTGTAGCAATTATGGGTGCTGATAAGGTGATTATTAGTCCAACAGCACAGATCATGATCCACAAGGCGCTTTATGGATACGTATCTGGCAATAGTGATGATTTAGATAAGGCTTCTAATGCACTGAAATCAAGCGATCAAGCTATCATCAATGCTTATGTAGCTAAAACTGGTTTATCAGAAGAAGAAATTCTTGACATGATGAGAAATGAAACTTATATGTCAGCTAGTGAAGCGGTTGAAAAGGGTTTTGCGGATGAAGTGATGTCCTTTGATGATGTTGGAGCAGTAGCAAGCCTTGAAAATGGATTGTTACCGCAAGCGGTTATTGATGACTTCTACGCTAACCGTAGCAAGCGTAAGTCAGAAATCCAAAATATGCTACGAGAAATCGAAAAAGAAGAATTACTCAGAGGGCTTTAAGCTCTTTTTTTAATACCGAAAGGAGAAATAAAGGTATGTATACAGAAAAAATGAAACAGATTAAAGCGCTAATTGCAAAAGCTAGCGCAGAAATCGCTGCTAAGACAGAAGAATTAAAATCTGCCTTGAATACCGAAGATCTTGAAAAAGCGCGTGCGCTTCGCGTTGATATTGATGCTTTGAAGTCTCAAAAAGAAGAAGCTGAAAATGACTTGAAGTCTTATGAGCTTGCAGAAGCTGGCAACGCTGAAAGCGAAGCTGGTAAAGCTCATAAAGTAAAAGCAGAAACTAAATCTTACCGTGAAGCAGTAAATGAGTACATCCGTACTAAAGGTGCAAAAACTGATGCGCAGTTGAAACTCGAAGGTAAAGACCTTCTTATCCCTATGAATGAAGCGGTAAATCCAACACAAGATGGATTGAAAAAAGCAAACACTGAAAAAGTAACTAGCAAGGAAATTGTTACTACTCCAATGCGAGAAGTTAAGACAGTCCTTGACCTTAAACAATTCGCGACTATCCACAAAGCATCTAAAGGTGAAGGCTCTTATCCAATCTTGAAGAAAGCTACATCTAAGATGGCAAGTGTTGAAGAATTGGAAAAGAACCCAGCTCTTGCTAAACCAGAATTTAAAGGAATTGACTGGAAAGTTAAGACTTACCGTGGTGCAATTCCACTTTCTCAAGAAGCTATTGACGATGCAGATGTTGACCTTTTGGCAATTGTTGCAGAAGCAGCTAACCAAATCAAAGTCAATACTACTAACGATGCGATCGCTACTGTATTGAAAGACTTTGAAGCTAAGACTGCTGCTGATTTGGATGCAATCAAGGAAATCTTGAATGTGAACCTTGACCCGGCTTATAACGTGTCATTTGTTGTTTCTCAAACGTTCTACCAAAAATTGGATACTTTGAAAGACAAGAATGGTCGTTACCTTCTTCAAGATTCAATCGTTTCTGCATCTGGTAAAGTCTTCCTTGGTCACCCAGTATTCGTAGTATCAGACGAAGCGTTTGGAAATGCTGGTGAAGCTCATGCATTTATCGGTGACATCCAACGTGCTGTACTCTTTGCAGATCGTCAAGAGCTTGGATTGCGCTGGACTGACAACGAAATCTACGGTCAATACTTGCAAGCAGTTGTTCGCTTCGATGTTAAAAAAGCAGATGCGAAAGCTGGCTACTTCGTAACTATGCCCTAATACTCCCCCAGCAAGCGGGGGTGTCTCACGGTCTGCGGTCACTCTAGCAGTACCGACCGCAAGTAGCACCAAAGCTGACATCATGGCTTATCTCGATAGCAAAGGAATTACGTACAGTGCATCGCAAACCAAAGAGCAACTACTTGCCTTGATTGGAGCGTGATCGTATGGCTGTGACGGATTTAGAAGATGTGAAACTCTACTGTAAGATTGATTTTGACTTTGAGGATCAGATGCTCGAAGAAATGATCGATGCTGCAGAAGATGAAATCTGTTTTGCTATTGGAAATGATGTAACTCCTCAAGATTTAGCAAAGTATGCTAAGTTTTCGCTTGCCGTTAAAAAGCAAGTAAAAGAGGAGTATGAACATCGTGGCTTGTCTGCTGACACACAACGGCACGGGCTGGCCAACGGTGTACTTAATATTATCCATCAACTACGCACACGGAGGGAACTCGATGATAACAAGAAAGATGAATCACAGAGTAACGTTCTTCCGTGAAATCGGAGGTCAAAACGAAGATGGTGAGGTTATCTCTCCATCTCGAAAAAACCTCTATACTTGCTGGGCAGAGGTCGCTAAGACTTCCTTAAAGGACTTCCAAGAGGGAGCGAACCAAACAGCCAACAAGAAAGCTAAAGGGATTGTTTCTTCGAGCGAGTTGAAAACCTTGTACATTCGTCATAATCCAGAACGACCATTTGATAGCTCAGATCATGTTGAATTTAACGGATTTGAGTATGATATCGTATCGGTCGATGTGGATGAATCATCATTTGACATGGATAAGATCAGCATTAAGAGGCGCACATGACAAAAGGTCTGGATCAGATTTTATCACGGCTTAACGAACTGCAGGTTAAAGCTCCAAAGGCTGCACGAGCAGCAGTAGGAGAAGGAGCGGATGAAGTCGAGAAGATTTTGAAAGTAAATACACCAGTTTACTTCGTACTTGATGGTGTCCATGCCAAAGATGATACGAAAGTCACAGGTTTTAAAGGTGGTGACCACGGTTTTATATCAAAAGATATAGGCTTTGGTCGTGCTACAGGCTGGCGGATACACTTTCCAGACGATGGTACGAAATACCAAAAAGCACAAGGTTTTGAAGAAAAGACAATTAACGAAGCAACACCAATTGTTAAGGAAATATACGCTACGAAAGTGAAGGAGGGATTGGGATTGTGACAGTAGAAACAATGGCTTATAAGTTATTAAGTAACAATGAAGAACTGAATAACTTACTCGATAAGCTACGAGGAAAGAAATTCGGTCTTGGTTTTAAACAAGGAATCTTTACTTATGACATCCCAGAGCGCCCTACGAACGCTTTGAGCAAGGAGCTTGCTCCCTTTATGCGTATCTATCCAACTTACGAGAATGATGTTGAGTTTGCAGATGATAAAGCCATCTCGACCGAACACAGGATCACGATTAACTATTGGTGTTTAAATGCCAAGCAGTCTGAACAGATTGCTGAATTGATGGATAAGATTTTAGAAAGTAACGGTTTTGAACGTTATACAACGAATGAACTGCCAAGATACAGAGATAACGATATTGACTTACTGGTTAACGTAAGAAAGTATCGTTTTTTTGATTGGCAACTTGAAAAATTAAGAAACGAGGATTAATGAATGTCTAAAGTTAAATTTGGATTGCGTGGATTTGAATTTGGTGAAGTTACATCAGAAAACAAAGTCCCAACAACTATGAAATTGACTGGTATGAAATCTGCAAAGATTGATATCACGAACGAACTTGTAACGATTGCTGCCGATGATGGACCATACGTAGTATTGTCATCTGGTATCACAGGTACACAATTGGAAATCTCAGTGCTTGACTTGCCAACAGAAGCACGTAAAGTATTGTACGGAATCAAAGAAAAAGATGGTATGGAAGTGTACAACAAGAACCTCACTCCTAAAGATGTGGCTTGCATCTTCCGTACATCTACAGAAGATGGTAAAGCTATCTGGATCGGTCTCCTTAAAGGTAAATTCTCATTGCCTGGAATGGAAATTGAAACCAAAGACGGTTCGCCAGCGCCTAAAGAAGACAGCGTAACAGGTAACTTTGTTGCCCGCGGTGACGATGAAAACGGTGATGTAATGATCATCGCTCGCGAAGATAACCCAGCATTCAGCTTGCAAAAATTCCGTGACGCCGTATTCCCAAAGTCGTAAGCGCCGCACCAGCTAGTGCTGTAGGCGCAGGATAACAACTTTTCTAAGCATGGAATCTATTTCCATGCTTTTTATTTTTATTTAAAGGAGTAGGAAATGTACACACTTAAGCTAAAAATCGGTGGAATTGATAAAGAATTTACCAAAGAATATATCAATGTAGAGGATAATCTCCTCGCAACTGAGCAAAACGTGCGACAATCAGCACTTATCCAAGACCCTAAGAAAGCGAATGATCCTAAAGAGAATCGCAAACTTAATGAAGCATATCTAAAAATGTTTGTCGATATGTTTGGCGGTCAGTTTAAAGTCGAAGATTTGAAGCAAGCAGATATCACGATTTTAAAAACACTCGAAAAAATCTATCTTGCAGCGCTTGGAATTAAAGAAGAAGTGATCGAAGACCTTGAGGGTGAAGACGAAAAAAAGGAATAAGTCCAGAAGAAGCGCGTGACAACCTCTTAATCTGGTTCCAAGAGCTGATGCAACAGGGGTACACGATCATTGAAATTAAACAGATGCGACTGTCTGACTTTGATTTAATGGTTAAGGCCTTTGAAACGAAGAAAGAAGAATCAGAGAAAGAGACCACGCTTGATAAAGCATTTCCGCTTCTATTTAGTTGACGGAAAGGAGGATAAATGTCTAATAATTTAGGTGAATTAGTAGCAACAGCATCGCTGGATATCCAACCATTTATTGGTAACACCAAACAATTAAGCTCATATATGCGTGGTCTGGATCGATCTTTGTCAGCGATGGAAAAATCCTTTAAGAATGTTGGGAAGGGCGGTAAAAACCTAACAGGGATGAAAACTGTGTTAGGCGAAACTGCGAACAGCATTAAAGCCTATGAAGGCATTTTGAAGCAACAAACAGATCACTATAATAATCTAAAATCTGAAATCGGTGATTTGAGTAAAGCAAGCGCAAAGAACAAGGAAGACTTG